TCATACTGCTTTTTTACCAACAACGATCCACTCTTTGCCGCGGTCATCATTGTATATGTCAGTCATTTTCATTGTTTTGTGGCCCAATAGTTTCTGAGTGTCTATTCCTTGCTCACGATACAATCGCTCTGAAAGAGACCTCTGTTCATGGAAAGTCGGTGCTGTTCCTTCTTTCCAGGTAAGACCGCTTTTATCCCGTGCTTTCTTGAACGTTGAAGTAAGTGTTTTGGCTGACACTTGGTCACCACGACTAGCCTGTGAGGTGCTATGGCGAAAATGAACAAGATATTTACTCACCACAGCATCTCTACATTTTGAAATAACATCACTCAGAGTAATATTTAACGCCTCATTTCTGAGAGAAAGGGGAATGGCTAAACGAGTTCCTGTTTTCTCCTGCTCAATATGCAGCATATCATCCCATACATCCGAAAACTTCATATTGCAAATATCCCCGAGGCGTTGCCCTGTTACAATGGCAAGCAACATTCCACATTGCAAATAAGGTTGTTGTTGTTCGGCGGATGTATAAATAGCCTCCCATTCCTCCAGAGACAGCCTTTGTCTGCTTATCTTATTTCGTGGCTGTTTCGTTGCTTGGGCAGGGTTGTATCCTGGAGGAACGTGACCAGCATGTTGAGCCTCTTTAAAAACATCTATTAGTACCATGCGTACAACTTGAGCCATCCTGTTATGACCCTCTGCCTTAACAGCATCTGTTATTTCGGAAATATTAAGTGCTGTTATATCTTTTAGATATTGCATACCACAATGCTCACGAAAAAGACGGATTGGTTTAGCTTTCTGTCGAAAAGAGTTTGGGCGCAGTTCGTTGTGTTTCAATCTTTCCTCCTGCAACAATTCATATTTGTCGAGCCATGAAGAAACTGTAATATCCGTGCGGTTTCCTTTCATGCGAGCCAGACACTCGTTAATACCAAGGATCTGCCTAGTGCGCTGCTCTGCAATAATCGTATTTGCTTCACTTGCCACCTGCTTTGCTTCAGCTTCGTCCGTGCCGAGGCTATGAAAACGACCAGAGATAGGGTGTTTGTATTGCCAGTAAACCTTTCCGGTACGTTTATCAAGTTTGCAATATAGGTTTGGAATAGTGATTTTATGGGTACGCGGTCTAGCTGCCATCGCTAATTATCCGTCTCAGTTTTGGGTTAACATTTATTGGAAGTTGAGGTTCAGCAACTACACCTATAAAACGAGCCTCTTTGTCAACCATCCAGCGCCTCCCGACTCTCATCGGTGGTGGTGCTATCATCTGGCCTTTAGCATATTTTTTTAATACTCGCTCGCTAGGGGCTTCACTACCGAATTCATCTTTTGCCCATTCGAGTAAAGAGACCATACGTGACATTTCTTCTCCATATACCGGCTGCAACCGGCTTAACTTCTACGATACGTACAAGATGAGCATCCTCCACGAATGCCGTCATTACATTTTTTACATAGCTCGTGGTCTGCCTCTCCTGTAATTGCTACGTAAGTTTGAACTGGAACCAACACTGGCATAGGAACGGCCAGAACATGGTGGCGAAGTGTTGACACTTCATCGGCTAATTCCATTAACCGCGAATAAAGGTCTTTTGCCTCCGCCTTATACCAAGCTAAATCATCGCGCATGCGCCGCCAGCGACGACGCTTTAATTTGCTGGTCATAGATCAGCACCACATCTCCCGCAGCGCTCTTGGCCGCTCATGTCGTAGTAGATAGCACCATCGTGCTTGCAGTCTGTCCATTCAGACAGATCATGCTCTAGCTCCTCGATGCGCTGCTGCGCCTTCGTCAGCGCCTCTACCATAGCCAAAACATCAGGATCACTTACATCGACTACCGTTATGCGTGATTCAGCGTAGTGGTCATCGGCAAGGCTTCGGCCTTCAGCATAATGACAACCAGTTTCGTCATAGATAGCGCCAGCATAGCCATAAGTGATACGACTTGCCGACATGCGCTGAATTGTCATTTCAACACCGCAAATGTGGCACTTAGGGGCTAAGGTCGGGCGGTAACGCTGGCGGATTTCTTCAAGTTTTTCCGCTGTCAGCTCGGTGATATCAGTCATTCCAGGCCTCCAGTTCGTTTTCGATCTCTTCGTCGATTTCGTCGTTAGTAGCGTCTTCGTCCAGGTAGTCCCGCGCTTCTTTCAGGTACTGTTCATGGCGTTCCCGATACCAGGCCGAAAATTCTGACGTCCAGCCACACAGCGATCCGTCATAGTCAACCTTGGCGTTACGTTCAGCCATGCTCTCGACCATGCTGTAGGCGGTGGTAAGCGCCGCTTCACGGATATACCCGCGCAGATCACGCTTGCGCCAGTAGGGGTTAACTTTTGAATCACAGAAAGGTTTGAATTCCACTTCCCAGCGGCGGATGCAACGTGCGTTCAGTGATTTACTCATGCTGTCACCCATTCAATAAACATGCAGATACCAACGGTTACTACGGCAATCAGCACCCAGCAGATCACATCGAACAAGGCTGCGAACCGACGCTGGGTGTATTTGCTGTAATTCTCAGGTTCAAAATTCATTGCGCCTCCCCGAGCACCCAGCGCAGAGCCTCGGCATATTCACCGCTGGCATCTTCGAGGGCTTTTGCAATTTCCTTGCGTGATTTGATACGCGGCTTTGCCTCGCCGAGGATCTGACGCTGGCGACGGGCTTTTTCATGGCCGGTTGTGCCAGTTGTCGCCAGCTCGATTTCCGCCACTTTTGCCCGCTGCTCTTCAGGTGGGAGCGTACCAAGCTGACGCGCCTGAGTTACGGTAACAGTGCCAGACTCCACCGCTTCCCGGACGGCTTGTGTGGCATCCAGCAGGGATAGCGTTGCTCGAACGGTCTGAACGCTGCAGCCAAACAACACCGCAATGTCGTCCTCATCGAGCCCGCGGTCGAGCGCGTCTGACATTTTTTTAGCTCGGCCAAGCGGCGTATCGGGTCGGCGAATTTCGTTTTCGCTGACCATGTATTTAGCCATCTGATTTGCCGAACCGCGCTTAACGACTCCAGGTACAAGCAGTGGGTCTTTGCCTTCTTTCAGACGGAGTTTATTTACCTCCAGGGTATGTTTAACGCGCTGACGGCCAACAACTACGCAGGTGAGCCCCGTTTCGGGGTCTTTCCAGACGATGATCGGCTCCAGTACACCCAGCTCCGCAATGTTCAGTACCATCCCTTCCTCGATAGGCAGGTGTACACGCTCATCGTAAAGTGGGTGGGTCTTATCGGTGACCAGGTGCAGGTTTTCAGGCTCGAAATTGAGCACGTTTGTTTTGCCGCTGGCGCCGTATACAACCTTTGAGTCTTTAGCCATCAGAGAGCCTCCACGTTACGGAAGCTGGTGGGGCAAATTGCTTTCAAATCGCGCATAGCCTCTAGAACATGCATATTTGTGCGATTCTTGGTGTGTCGCTCGGTCAGGCGATCACACTCTTTCGCCCATGATTTGACCTCTGCGAGAAGGGCGTCACGTTCGGTGCGCGTCTGGCGCAGAGCTACATTCGAAACATCGAGGACGGTAGCCAGTTCCTTGATGATTGCTGCCTGTTCTGGTGGCATAGTCTTGGCTATTTCGTACGCCTGTTTAATCAGTTGATTTGCTGTCTTAGCCATCTTTTGTTCTCCATCTGACGCGCTGCAACGCGTAAATTTAGGGTGCAGCAACCCAACCCATGAGAATGGGTGAATAGCTGGTTAAAATTTCTTGCTGATGGGGGACCGCCACTGCAATGGCGGTACGTTAGTTCTCCACACAACGAAAAGAGCACTGATACGATTAGCTATTGCGTTCGGATCGGCTTACGGCTTGTGTGTTTGCCCGTTCACCGCCAATGCTCTCATCTGTTATGTCCCGGACTCTTCCCGGGCGTCACACCTTTTCGCCGCGCTGGTGGGGCGCACGTCGTGCCTGAAACACTTAGCTTGCACATTCTTCCGGAATTCCTGAGAGCGCATGGATAAAGGTAACTCTCTGGCGGCTAACGCTGCATGTGCCATACAGCGGTTGCGAATATTGCCGTTCACAACAGGAAGCGCACTCCTTCAGTTACAAACCGATCCCCACCGGAAAGAAGGGGAATGCGCTTCCATGTTGTGTTCTGTTCATCCTTGTCCGTAAGTTGCGTCATGTGCCGACGAATAGAAGATAATCATAAATTGCGAGTAACGCAATAGATAAGTGCGTAAAGCGCAAATTTGAGGCGAAAAAAAAGCCTCGAATGAGGCCTAATTTATGATGATGAATGCTATCCATGTCGTTTAAAGGACTGAGACTGGCTTATTAAAACCTTTCCGTAGATATAGAATCTGTGTTCATTCTCTTTAGTTATATTCCATTCTCTATAACGAGGGTTATCAGAGATGACTAGCAGTTGGTCTGGTATCATCTGCAGGCGTTTAACATAAACTTTTCCATCAAAACCAAAGACGTAAATCCCATCCCCATCGAACTCATTGATAGTTACGTCCACAAAGATTAGGTCGCCAGGCTCAATCGTTGAGGCCATGCTATCACCGCGAACGTTGATGACCTTTACTCCAGATGAAGTCCTGCCACCAAACATTGCCAATGCCTGATCATTGCTGAACTCGATAGCATGAATGACATCTATGACGTCACTACCGTGTATATGTCCTGCCCCGGCGCTTGCGCTCACATCAAGTACCTCGACTCTGTATACATCCACATCCTTTACGGGAGATGCATGTTTTTCACTGTTTATATGTACAGTAGTATCATTTTCGTCAGAGGTAAATAGGTCAGGTACACTTACGCTTAAAGCTTGAGCAAGTCGGTTAAGTGTCTGTTCTGAAAACTGCTTTTGTTTACCAGTTTCAAGCCTGGAAATATTGGCAGCATCAACGCCCACAGCTTCTGCAAGCTCTGCGATTTTAATGTTCTTCGCTAAGCGAAGTTGTCGTATGCGAGATCCTATTTTCATTCACTCATTACATGTTGTTTTTGCGTTTCGTGCAAAGCAACTTGCGCAATTCGCTAGTGTGGAATAACATGCGTAATACGCAAAAATAGGAGGCATTATGCAATCACCATTAAGAAAATTGCGAAAATCGCATGGCATGACCTTATTGCACGTTGCAACCGGGGTACAGGTAGATCCTGCAACGTTGAGCCGCATTGAAAGATGCGAGCAAGTCCCATCTGTCGAACTGGCGGAGAGATTAGCCAAGTTCTTTAGAGGAGAAATAAGCGAATTACATATTTTGTACCCAAGTCGCTATCAAACAGATGACGTACCAAGTGCAAATAATCGTACTGCTTAAACGGTTATTCGATAACTACAAAAGGAAAATCAATATGGTAGAGCCAAACCTCAAAGAAGCCGTCAAAGCGATGTGCAAAGCATATCCAGGTGGGCGCGAAGCAATGGCTGGCGCACTGGGAATGACGGTGACGCAGTTTAATAACAACCTTTACGAGAAAAACGGCTGTCGTTTCTTCGAAGTCAGCGAGCTGGAAGCGATGGAGGACATTTCCAATACGTCGTTACTGGCTGATTACTTCGCTCGCCGCCGTGGTGCTCTGCTGGTGGATGTTCCGCACCTGGAAGAACTGGACCGCGTGGACTTGTTTAGCCGGGCAATGCGTACCTCTGCCGCCAGAGGTCAGGTTGACCAGATTATCGAACAGGCACTTGAAGATGGGGTAATCGAAAGGCATGAGGCAGAAGAAATCATGGTGCATCACCGCCGCCACCTGGCAGCTCGGGAAGAAGAGATTGCCGCAATTATCACGTTATTTTCACGCAAAAAGAAGTGACGCCAGCGAGTTGCAGCTCCTGGCGTCGTGGCGTGTCGTTATCAGTGGAGATTACTAACGCATGAACAGTTTATCAACACAATACCGCAGGTCGCAACTTGTAGCGCGGCCAGTTCCTGGTGGAGCAGGACCGGTGCAGTTCGTGTATGGGGTAAGAGTACCAGGCGGGTTCGAGCCTGTCTGCTACCAGTTTGCTCAGTGGGTGGTAGGGGACTTTAACGGCCAGGCGGAGAAAGTATGCGAGAGCTCAACCGATGGTTCAGAGATCACTACGGTGTCCCGGTCAGGGTCATACGCTGGGAGCCCCAAACACAGCGCGTTATATACCTGCGTGAAGGGTACGAGCATGAATGCTTTAGCCCCCTTGAGCAGTTCAGACGTAAATTCAGAGAAATAAAGGACGATCATGAGCACTAAATTAACAGGATACGTCTGGGACGCTTGTGCATCTTCGGGGATGAAGCTATCCAGCGTGGCAATCATGGCGCGCCTGGCTGACTTCAGCAACGATGAGGGTGTTTGCTGGCCTTCTATTGCGACCATATCCCGTCAGATTGGCGCTGGTGAAAGTACTGTCAGAACGGCGATAGCTGCACTTGAGAAAGAGGGGTGGCTCACTCGCACACAGCGCCGCAACGGCAACCGTAATGCATCGAACGTCTACCAGCTCAACGTTTCCAAACTACAGAAAGCGGCATTTTCTCACCTGTCAGTTTCTGACACATCAAAATCTGACGCGTCAAAATCTGATGCGTCAAAATCTGATGCGTCAAAAATTGACCCCTCAAAATTTGAGGCGTCGGAATACATCAAAAAAACCAGTTTTGACCCGTCAGAATCTGGTGGGGATCCGTCAGTAAAATCAACTACTGATCCATCAGATATAAATCCTTCTTGTCCGGACGCTTCGCAACCGGACGAACAGGGCTCTGCAGATGAATTTCTGTCACGACATCCTGACGCGGTGGTGTACAGCGCTGCAAAGCGGCAGTGGGGCAGCCAGGACGATTTAAAATGCGCTGAGTTCATTTGGGGAAAAATTATCAGCATGTACGAACTGGCGGCTGAAAGTGATGGTGAGGTAGTTCGCCCTAAAGAACCAAACTGGACCGCATGGGCGAATGAGGTTCGCCTGATGGTGATGCAGGACGGGAGAATCCATAAACAAATTTGCTCACTGTTCAAGCGCGCCAACAAAGATTCGTTCTGGTGTAAAAACGTACTCAGCCCGTCGAAGCTTCGGGAAAAATGGGATGAGCTGTCGTTAAAACTATCTGCTCCACTCAATAGCTCCCGCCAGGAATCGTCCATTTCGCGAGCCAGCTTCGACGGGGTTGATTACTCATTGCCAGAAAACTCGGGGTTCCGCACATGAGCAAGCCATTTCTCAAATGGGCTGGTGGAAAGTATACCCAGCTGGCTGACCTATTCGTGCATATCCCGGCAGGGAAACGCCTGATAGAGCCATTCGTTGGTGGTGGGTCGGTATTCCTGAACAGCGAAAAGCACGCAGATTACCTGCTGGCGGACGTTAATCCGGACCTGATTAATCTGTATCAGATGTTAGCGGTGGTGCCGGATGAAGTGGAATTAAAGGCCCGCTGGATGTTCGAGCACATGCGGTCACCAGATGGCTATGAGCTGATCCGTTCCGAGTTCAACGCTCAGACGCTGGATGCTACTGAACGCGCAGCTGCATTCCTGTATCTCAACCGGCATTGCTTCAATGGCCTGATGCGCTACAACCAGGCGAACAAATTCAATGTGGGATGGGGAGGCTACAAGGCGCCGTATTACCCGATGGATGAGATGAAAGCCTTTGCGGCTATGGCGCATAACTGCGTATTCATGACCGCTGACTATCGCCGGACAATCAGCCTGGCCGGGAAAGGGGATGTGGTTTACTGCGATCCGCCTTACGAACCGATGCCGGGAACAGCCGGATTCACCGCCTACGCCGCTGGTGGTTTTAACTGGGAGAACCAGGTAGACCTGGCGAAGCAATGCGTATCTGCCTTTCACCGTGGGGCTCGGGTAGTGATTTCCAACTCATCTGCACCGAAGGTTCTCGACCTGTACCGGGAGCATGGTTTTAACCTGCAATTCATCAACGCGCGCCGTTCGATCTCCTGCAAAAGCAGTACGCGGGAAGTCGCAAAAGACGTTGTAGCGATCCTTTAAGGGGGCTAAATGAAACTGACTTTACCTTTTCCACCGAGCGTAAATAGTTACTGGCGCGCCCCGAGCAAGGGACCGCTGAAAGGCAGGCATCTGGTCAGCGAGACAGGGCGCAAGTTCCAGCAGGCAGCGAGAGCGGCGATTATTGAGCAACTGCGGGCCGTTCCCCGGCCATCATCTGATCTGGCCGAGGTTCACATAGTGTTGTATCCGCCGGATCAGCGCCGTCGGGATATCGATAACTACAACAAAGCGCTGTTCGATGCCCTGACTCTAACAGGCGTCTGGGAAGACGACAGTCAGGTTAAGCGCATGCTAGTGGAGTGGGGGAACATCGTGAAGAAAGGGAAAGTAGAAATCACCATCCGTCGTTTTCGTGCAGCTGCCTGACGTGGAGATGATATGAGAGCACTACTAACCCCTGAGATTGCCCCCCGCATGGGCGTTGTTCTTCTTCGCCCAGGCGCTGATCTCATGCCGATGTTCAGGAGAGGGCGGGTACTGATTGAGCCTGCACCGGAAAAATACAGTGACTACGCAACCGGCGCTATCCCTCCCGCCACGCAGCCACTGGCAGAAGACCCGGTTTTGAAGCCAGTCTTCGAAAACAAAGACGTCATTCTGCGCGCGGGTGGTATTAGCTCGCTGGAGGCCGAGCTGGAGCGTCGTTTTGAATGCCAGTATCCGCACGGCTCGTGGCACAGCGAAAATTTTACGCTGTTCCGGCATGAGCCTGGCAGCATCCGCCTTTGCTGGGCCTGCGATAACCTGGTGCGTGATCAGTACACAGAGACACTGGCAGGCATTGCGCGTGAGAACCTGGTATCCTGGCTGATAACGGTCATCCGCTCACAGCTGGGGTTCAACGAAGACCATCAACTGACGATCCCCGAGTTGTGCTGGTGGCTGGTAATAAACAATCTGGCGCACGTCATCCCTGAATCGCTGGCCCGGAAAGCCCTGCGATTGCCGGATATAAAGCATCAACAAGTGATGAAGGAGAGCGATATTGTGCCGGAGCCAGCGGCGAGCGAAGTGGTGCAGAAAAAGATTCTCGGTCTTCGCGTAGATCCTGAAACGCCGGAATCATTCATGCTGCGACCAAAGCGCCGCCGCTGGGTAAACGAGAGCTGGACGCGCTGGGTTAAGTCCCAGCAGTGTGTCTGCTGTAACAAACAAGCAGATGATCCCCATCACCTGATAGGCCACGGACAAGGTGGAATGGGAACGAAAGCGCACGACCTGTTTGTGTTGCCGCTTTGCAGAGCGCATCACGACGAGTTGCACGCTGACACCGTGGCATTTGAGGAGAAGCACGGCTCACAGCTGGAGCTGCTGTTTCGATTTCTGGATCGTTCGCTGGCAATTGGCGTGCTGGCTTAATTTAGTGGAGATGAGTTAATGCGTGATATTTCTTTGATACTGGAACGGTGGGGTGCTTGGGCTGCAATGGATAGTAGTGGTGTTGATTATTCGCATATCGCTGCAGGGTTCAAAGGACTACTCCCTCAAACTGGCAAAACACGGCTATGTTGTACCGACGATGATGCACTTATCATCGAAGGCTGTATGGCAAAGCTCCGCGGTAAGAAGCCCTACGAGCACAGTTTGCTTGTAGCCCATTATCTATTCGGTATATCAAAGCGTAAGTTAGCTAAGTCTCTAAAAAAAGACGAAAAAGTGATTCGCATTGAGATACAGATGGCCGAGGGCTTTGTTGATGGATGTTTAGCGATGCTAGATTTGCGTTTGGATATGGATATTGAAGTGAAATCTTGAAGCCAAGCCCGATTACTCGGGCTTATCTTCTACGTCTTTAACATACAAAATCACAGCGGATTTAATATCACCGTCTACGTGTTTTGCGTTAATGCTCAAATGCACAGGTTTTCGTTCCCACTCAGCGCGCTGTAGGGCTTCTTTGTTTCCTGACTCATCAAGGAAAATATCCTGTACAACGCAGGTTAGCCTTTGGTCAGAATCAACTCTGCGAACCTTAACCTTAAAGCTTTCAGGATCAGTGTTATTGACTTCCTCAATCCGGTATACACCGTCTATCCTGATTTCTACCGAACGGCGGCGGGCGTTTGTAACCAACTCTTTTGCAGTCTCTGAATCGATAGTTACGCCGTCAATTTCTGCAGTGTCAGAACGTACGAAAGACTTGACCATGGTTGTCTTTGCGTCATAAGACATACGATCCATGTTGTCCAGAAGAGGTTTTTGGGCAACCATTTCAGAGATTATCTGAAGGCGCTTCGTTTCTTCTTGGGTCATAACCTGCATTGCACGCAGGTGCTCCTTGTCGCCTTCTTTAGCGATCTCAGCGAGGCGAGTATCTTTACGGTTATCTAAAAAGCGTTTAAAGACGGTTACCCCGCCCCATATGACGGCAGCACCGAGAACTGTAAATACGATCTCTGTGGCGTTCATTTTTCCTACCAGTTCATGCGTAAGTTTGCTCAGGAACCCATCAATGTTTATCTCAACAAGTGACGACCCTTGCTCTACTGTAACTTCAATTTCTAGGGCATCAAGCTCTTCTTTTGTCAGCCTGCGAACATCTGGAGTGCCGTACTTTGCTAGTGCGTAAGATTTGTTGATTTGCGATTGCATCTCAACAAAACCCTTCATCACAGAGGGGGTAAGTGATTTGTTGAATTTATCACCTGTTAGCCTGATAGTTAGGCTAGGCCATCCATTGAAACTAATTTTTTCAGGTATGCCTTCTCCGCTCAGGTAACGCTCTAGTAATTCAAAAGCTTGTTGTTCAGACGCTACATCATACTGGATATCATCCAAAGATAGTCCCTCATTCTAAGCCCTGCGATAACTAAGTAGTTAGGCAAGAACTGCCTTCTTATTTTGCTGTGCGTAGGAAAAATAAAACAAAACCCGTCAAAAATCACTAACGCGGTCCGCATTTTCTCGTTTACTGTGTTAAGAATGGTCACTTAGGCACACTGCTTAATCATCGAAACCCTGCCACCAAGCGGGGTTTTTTGCTTTCCGGCGATACGGCAGGGGTATTCGTGAGATGCATTGCATCAGTACCCCTGTCACATCGTCGTAAAGCGACAACCACAATACCTAAGCCTCGGTACTAGCCGAGGCTTTTTTATTTGCACTCCGGTCAGGGCTCTTGGGTAGAGACGTGCTGCACGACACGTTAAAGCCCTCCGCGCAGAGCCATGAACCAGATTGCTGGTTTAGCTCAGTAATAAGAAAATTGCATGTCATCATTTGCTTACATCTTATTGACCAGAAAATTAACATGTTGTTAATCTATTCGTATGGTGAATCCCCCTATGCGGAGGGGCGACCAGTCACTTACAGTGATCTGTAAATGCAGCGCGGGCCATGTCGACTGGGACATGCTCACCGGGAGGCACCCGGCACCATATGCAATGCTACTAAGCTATTTGGTAGTGGGGTTGCCGTTTCGGCTTCTCCAGCTATGTTTAAAAGGTAGTAGCGGAAAACGAGCTCTCTCCTGGTAAATCGGTAGCTCGGACTATTAGGTGCGTCTCGATCCGGTACAGAATCAGAACTATCTACCTTTCTGCCCGCCCGTTAGAGCGGGCTTTTTTTTGCCTGATTAAGACATTTCAACTAACCAAAACATTTAAGGGCTGCGCTATTGCGTGGCCTTTTTCATTTCAGGCTCACGGGAACCATCATCGATACGGCTCGTTGTTAAATCAGCCCGATGGGCCTGAACCTTTTCAAACACACAGCACCCCGTTAACCCGGAGGTGAACCTATGGCAAAGCATATGCAAGACAAAGAAAGCATGGCCGGACTCACCTGGCTGGCTCTGCTGATCATTGCTGGTTGGGGCGGCCTTGTCCGATTCCTGATGGATGTGAAGCAGGGCAAAGCAAAATGGAGCTGGATAAATGCTTTTGCGCAGATTGTGGTTTCGGCTTTTACCGGGGTTATTGGTGGGCTCATCAGCATTGAAGGTGGCCTGAGTATTTACATGATACTGGCCACTGCCGGTATCAGTGGTGCTATGGGTTCCGTAGCGCTCACGTATTTCTGGGAACGAATCACCGGAGTGAAAGCACAATGACAGCAGAACAGACTATCGAGGGGATCCTCGGCAAAGAGGGTGGTTATGTCGATCATCCGTCGGATAAAGGCGGGCCGACCCGCTGGGGCATCACGCAGACCACAGCTCGAGCACATGGTTACACCGGTGATATGAGAAACCTGCCCAGGGAAACAGCAAAGCAAATTCTGCTCAGCGATTACTGGACCGGCCCCCGATTCGATCAGGTGGCAAGTTTATCTACGTTACTGGCAGATGAGCTATGCGACACTGGCGTGAACATGGGGCCATCGGTTGCAAGTAAGTTTTTCCAGCGCTGGCTCACTGCTCTGAACATGCGCGGGAAGTTGTATCCCGATCTTATCCCGGATGGAGCCATTGGCCCCCGAACCATCACCGCGCTTAAGGGATATCTTTCCGCCCGCGGGAAAGAGGGTGAACAGGTTCTGTTGCGTGCGTTGAACTGCAGCCAGGGTGCCAGATATCTCGAACTGGCGGAGGGCCGCGAAGCCAACGAGGATTTTCTCTACGGCTGGGTTAAGGAGCGTGTCCTGTGAAGATGATCATTTTCGCTTTGCTCGTGCTGGTGGCTGTGCTCGTTCTGCTACTTCTGCGCAAATATACCCGGCTTGAGTTCGTTGGCCATGCCAGCCTGCTGCAGAAAACGTGGTCTGTAAAGCTGGGTGCTATCGGCGCGCTGATTGGCATGTGGGCGCAGTCGTTCCCGGATGCTGCGCTGCACGGCTGGGCGGTGCTGCCGCCGGATATTAAAAACCTCCTGCCGCCAAACATCGTGGCATTGATTAGCCCTGCACTGGTGGTGCTTGCGGTGCTTTCGCAATACGTGCGCCAGCCAGCATTGAAAGAGAAGGCCGACGAACTGAAGGATCCGCGGCAATGAGCTTTGAAATTATCGCGGGGCTGGTGGTTGTAATCCTGGGTGCTATCGCTGGTGCGTTCGGCATTGGTCATGCTCGCGGGACCAGTAAGGCAGAATCAAAGGCCAAGCAGCAGCGCAGCGAAGAGAACGCCGCCGCCATCGTCGCCGCGGCAGAACGTAAGGCGGAAGTTGTGAAAGGGGCCAGTGATGTACAGCAGACTGTTAGCCATATGCCTGATGACGATGTTGATCGGGAGCTGCGCGAAAAGTTTACCCGCCCCGGTAGTCGTTGATACGGCCTGCTGCTGGGTGCGGATCATCTACCTGACCGACCACGATATCGACGTGCTGGATATGCAGACCAAGCGTGACATCCTGGCGCACAACAAAGCAGTGCAAGCCAACTGCCGTAGCATTACCTCTGCTCATTGAGTTAAATAAATGGCTTCATCCTTGAAGTCCACGGGTAAGTAAACGCAAGGTCTTTTATGTAATTTATCAGAGATAACACGGTTGGGCGCACTATTTATGGGGTTAGGAGCTCACCTGTGGAAATGGTGATTCCGGTAAATCCTCTCCTGTGTTTTGCTCATTGTGCGAGGGGCAGATACTCATAATCGAATGCCAAAAGGCTTTTATAAGAAAACCATTAAGGCTTGATGAACTCACCTTTGAATAGAACTACTTACGATACATTCCTCACATGTTCGAAGGATATAACATCTCTCAGGTATCCTGCTTCTGGATGCCGGGAATGTGTACCGCTGGTGGGCTGGATTCTTGGAGCCTTTGCCCAGCAGCTTCAGGTGATAAAAAACCCCGTGGAGTAAATCCGACAAATTGACGGGGCGTTGCAGGGGCAGCCAATGTCGGAGTTTAGTCAGATTTCGAGGTGTTTTTCTACTGGTTTTGAGAAAAAATGGATGGTCTGACACTATAGAAAGTGGCTCATCCCTGAGCTCACGGGTAGAACAGTGGACTTTGTCATGGCAGAGCAAAGTCATAAGTTAGTTTAGATAACATTTCGGATATAACAAGCGTAGCGAGTGTATGCTTCATGGATTGTACGTCTGTAACTTTCATAATATTTCTACCATTTCAAAATTAAGATATTAGGTAAAACCTTAGGGAATTTAGAGGGTAAGAGAAGCTGTGAACAAAAAAATCTCCTCGCGAAGCAATGTTTTTCACTTTAACGAAATATATTGTTTGCAATGTGGGTTTTTTAGTTCATCATGTATGCTACATTGAGTTCTTATAAAATGAGCTGCTAATTATGACTGAGTGCAAACTTCCACAACTTCCAGAGTATTATCGATATGGTACTGAACAAATTAACAAGTTGCCTGGGAGTGGGGATGTTTTTCCTCCTGCGGGTAGTATAATAAAGTCAGTAAGTTTAAATGAAGGTGTATTTGTTTGTGTTCCGGTGCAGCGTTATATACACGGGTTGAATATTTGGGTTGTAGTTGAATCTTCTTGATAATGATTTTTGTTTGGTAAGAGTGATTTTTCGTTGGTTTAGTGGTTTATATTTATTATAAATTCGCTGTTGGAATTTAAAATTAGCATCATTGCAATGCTTTCAAACGCCGTAGAAGGATTATGATGCTAGTGCAAAATAATATTTATAATAATTCAGAGTCATATGCTATTCTTTTGTTTAGTATGTGGCCTGTCCTTATTGTACTTCTTGTCGTGATATCTTGCGCCTTTTACGGTGTATTGATGCATAAAACTGCAATTTGTTGTTTTCTGTCAGCTATGTTCCTTGGTGTCGCAGGCTGGTTTTATGGATGATCACCATTAGCTCTAATATGAGTCACTTTTTAGTATAAAGTCAGGGTGTCATTACTTTACCTGGCTTGTAGCGTTGGTTCCCTAAAGTTTGACGATAAAAGGCCCTGTTAATACAGGGCCTTTCTGTATGTATTATTTATGAAAGAGGTAAGACATGTCAGAGATCACCGCATCTGAGCAAATCCGCCTGGATATTATCAAGAAAGTGAATTACGACACTGCAGCGGTGAAGTTAGCCATTGACTGGGTAGGCGACAGCTATCTGAAGTCTGAGCTATTCGCTGACTCTTTCGATCGTGTTTTCACGGAAAGCGAGATTGTCTCGAAGACTCGTAAAGCTATTCAGGAAGCGACGGAAGCGCTGGCGCTGTTTGATACTGCCGCTGAGAAGGTCAGCTAAGGCATTACAGCAGGCATTCATCGAGTGCCTGTGATAATGTTAAAGCCCTGTATAAGGGGCAGTTGTATGATGTCATGCAACGAAGCAACCAAGCTATGGAAAGTCCGGGTAATGGTTTTGGAGTGAATGTGGCGTTTCGCAACGATATAGATGGCTACTTTTTCCTGTTGCTTAGTATGTGGCCAGTGCTAATGGTTTTATTCCTGGGATTGTCCTCTGCATTTTACGGTGTGTTAATGCCTAAAACAGCAATTGCTTGTCTGGTGATCGCTGCCGCTGTGGGTATCGTTGGGTGGTTCTATGGATAGTCATCCGAGTAACATTGGTCAGGCTATAAACTGGTCTCTAACCCCATTACACCAGGCATTCACTGAGTGCCTGTGATAATGCTTTTAACACAAAGTTCGTAAGCATATTATTAAGTCTCAAAATCTGTGATAGAGGGGGAGCTTATGCGTTGTGTTAAATGTGGTTCCGAGCACGTTGATACTAAAAATTACGGGAAAAAAGTTGGTGGTAGTTTAGGTGCTGTAGCTGGTGCCGCTGGGGGGTATGCTGGAGCAACTTCTGGCGCTGCTGCTGGTGCTGCTGCTGGTGCTGCTATTGGTACAGTCGTGCCATTAGTTGGGAACATAGTAGGCGCGACTCTTGGCGGTATTGCTGGTGGTATTCTTGGGGCTATTACGGGTGGCGGTGCCGGGGCAACAGCAGGTGCATTTGCCGGAAAAATAGTTGACGAAAATATCTTGGATAATTGTGTTTGTTTAGATTGTGGGCATAAGTTCACCGCTAACAACTGATATGTAAAGTTATCGACTTAGATAAAAGCCCCGTGCTAATGCGGGGATTTTTATGCACCTCGTACGTGCTGTCTAACGATATATTTCAGTAGTGAACCTCGGGTATTCCGCTTTATCGGGAGGTATTCCCGTTCGGCAGGCTCACATCTAAGAGGAAAACATAATGCGCGAATTTATCACCGTGTATCTCAATGGCATTAAGGTAAAGTACGCCTTTACTGTTGACGATGAGAAAGGTGAAGTGATTGTCGCTGTGCGCGATAGTCGTGGACACATCCCCGCCGAGAACGGAGAGGTGAAGCGGCAGACATTGTACGGCACAGTGAGATGATAGAGCGCGCGCCCAAATAACAGGACCACCACATGAACAAAGAGCCCCGTATCTACGGTAGCAAGTGGGACCGAGAGCGTCTTATCTTCCTACGTGCGCACCCCTTGTGCGTCATGTGCCAGGAGCAAGGCAGGGTGACAGCGGCAACGGTGGTTGACCACATCATCCCGCACAAACTGAAAGAGGCTCTGCGCTCTGGTGACTGCCAGGAAATAGCGAAGGCTCAAAAGCTTTTCTGGAGCCGGAAGAACTGGCAAGGGCTGTGCAAGCAGCACCACGACTCAACGAAGCAGCGAATGGAGAAGCGTGGCACCGTGATCGGCTGCGATGAAAATGGGATGCCTCTGGACCCGGCTTCTCATTGGTTTAAGTGATAACCATTATCAATACACTCCAAAAGTGATTGTCATTTGAAATCATTAGCATTCAAGTGATATCGATTCTCATCTGATGGGGAGGGGCGGGTCAAAAGTTCAGAACCTCGAACCCAAATGACCGCCGCCAGTCCTTTTTGTGCACAACCGCGAAATGAAAAGTTTTTTTCCGGGAGGTTCCGATGGCAGGACGACGCCCGAAACCGACCCACCTCAAAGTGGTTACCGGCAACCCGGGCAAACGCAAACTTAACGACAAAGAACCATCGCCAGCGCGAGAAATCCCAAGTCCTCCAGAGCACCTCACTGACTGGGGAAAGGTGGCATGGGGGAAGCTGACCGTGCTGCTGGATGGCATGGGCATCTTAACCATTGCCGATACGCTGGCGCTCGAACGACTCTGCGATATTTACGCCGACATTCTGCAGCTTCGGCTGACTATTGCTGACGAGGGGCGAACTTACACCGTGAAGACCGAGGGCGGGTTTTTGATTAAGGCTAACCCGGCAGTAGCAATGTTGGCGGATGCAGATCGACGTTTTAAAAGTTACCTGGTTGAATTCGGTCTGACTCCGGCCGCCAGAACGAAGGTGAAAGTGGATGGTGGAGAAAAAGAAGAAGACCCGCTCAACCAGTTCTTCGGTTGATCCCGCCACGCAATATGCGCGGGATGTAGACTCCGGCAAAGAAATCGCCGGTCCTGATATTAGAAACTCCTGTAAACGACATCTCAGGGATCTGGAATCCTGCCATGCTCGCGGGTTGGTATGGGATGTTGCAGCGGCGCAGCGTGCCATCGACTTTTTTGCAAAAGTACTGAAGCTCAACGGCGGTGAGCATGAAGGTAAACCCTTCAACCTGCTTCCGTGGCAGTGCTTTATTGTAGGGTCGATATTCGGCTGGAAGAACTCGGATGGTTATCGTAGATTTCGCATGGTGTACGTTGAATCTGGTAAGGGTTCCGGCAAATCACCACTGGCAGGCGGAGTGGGGCTTTACTGTCTAACAGCAGATAAGGAGCCTCGTGCCGAGATATATGCAGCTGCAACGAAAAAAGACCAGGCCATGATCCTTTTTCGTGATGCTGTCGCGATGGTGGATCAGTCCCCTGCGTTAGCGCAGCGAATAAATAAATCAGGCGGCGCCGGGAAAGAGTGGAACCTTGCGTTTCTTCAGACCGGCTCATTTTTCCGGCCTATCAGTTCGGATGATGGGCAGTCAGGGCCACGCCCACACTGTGCTCTGATTGACGAAATTCACGAGCACAAAAACAACCAGGTTGTGGAAATGATGCGCGCCGGGACGAAAGGTCGTCGCCAGGCGTTGATTTTCATGATCACTAACAGCGGCCACGACAAAACCAGCGTCTGCTACGACTATCACGAGTATGGGCGTAAAGTTGCCGAAGGCTCGATTGAGGATGACAGTTTCTTTTCTTTCATTTGCTCCCTGGACGAAGGAGAAGACCCATTCAAGGACGAGTCCTGCTGGAAAAAAGCAAACCCCTCTCTAGGTCATACTTTTACCGATCGCTACCTGCGTGAGCAGGTTACTCAGGCACGGGGGATGCCGTCGAAGGAAAGCATTGTTCGGCGGTTAAACTTCTGTCAGTGGGTGGATGCCGATAACCCCTGGATGAGTAGCGATGTGTGGATGGGGTGCGAAGAGGACTTTGACCTGCAGGAGCTGCAGGGAGAAGAATGTTATGGGGGCCTGGACCTTTCAGGAACTCGCGACCTTACGTCTCTGGCGCTCTTTTTCCCTAAAAAAAGAAAGCTGCTGGTGGAGTTCTGGACACCAAAAGATACTTTGCTGGATAGAGCGAAAACAGACCGCGTACCTTATGACGCATGGGAACGGGGAGGCCATATTCATACTACGCCTGGAAAGGCGGTGAAATATGGTTTTGTTGCTGAACGTATTGCTGATCTTTCCATGTTGTTCGATATCAAGGCGATCGCCTTCGACCAGTACCGCATTAAATATCTTGAACCGGAACTGGAAAACGCTTCTGTATCAGTACCGCTTATTCCTCACGGGCAGGGATACTACAAGGCGCAGGATTCAGGACTGTGGATGCCTCATTCGATCGAACTCTTTGAACAGATGCTGGATGATGGCGTAATCATTATTAAAACAAACCCCTGCCTCCGATGGAACGCTGCTTCCGCCGTAACCGAAGCCGACCAAAAAGAAAACCGCATATTTGCCAAGAAAAAGAGTACTGGTCGAATAGATGGTGTGGTTGCATCGGCGATGGCAATTGGCGCTGCAGAAGGTTATGAGCCTGATGATGGCGATATAGAGGGTTTTTTTGACGATCCGATCATAGTGGGTATCTGATGGCTAAGAATAAACAGCAACCAGGGCGCGTTAAGAGCGCTCTTTTAAACTGGCTTGGTGTTCCCATAAGCCTGACAACCGGTGAATTCTGGCGGGAATGGTACGGAACCAGCAGTAGCGGAAAAGTGGTTACCGCTGACAAAGTTATCCGGCTTTCTGCTGTCTGGGCGTGCGTAAGGCTCTTAAGTGAGTCAGTTTCCACGCTTCCACTTAAAATTTACGAGCGGCAGGCTGATGGATCGCGAAAGCTGGCCCAGAACAATCCCGCCTACCAGATATTATGCAGGCGTCCTAACCCGGAAATGACACCTTCCCGCTTCATGTTGATGATTGTGGCCAGCGTTTGTCTTCGCGGTAATGCATTTGTCGAAAAGCTATATATAGGTAGCAAGCTGGTGTCGCTGGTTCCCTTACTTCCTCAGAATATGGTTGTAAAGCGACTCGATAGCGGAAAATTACAGTATACATACACTGAAAATGGCATTCCGCGGATCATTCCAGTAGACAGGATGATGCACATTCGCGGGTTTGGTCTTGATGGTGTGTGCGGGATGATGCCGACGATGGCCGGGGTTGAGGTTTTCGGCGCGGCTATGGCGGTAGATGAAGCAGCGGCGAGAATATTCGAGAATGGCTTGCAGAGTACCGGCTTTCTTTCTTCGAAAACTGCGCTAAACGAAGGGCAGCGAGAAAGGCTTCGCAAGGCCCTACAGAACTTTATCGGTTCTAAAAACGCCGGGAAACTGATGGTTCTGGAAAATGAACTGACTTACCAGAATGTCACTATGAACCCGGAGGCCGCTCAGCTCCTTGAAAGCCGTTCATTCAGTATTGAGGAAATTTGTCGCTGGTTTCGCGTACCGCCATTTATGGTCGGCCATACGACAAAACAATCCAGCTGGGCTTCGAGTCTTGAAGGGATGAACATGCTGTTCCTGACTCATACCCTGCGTCCTCTCCTGGTCAATATTGAGCAGGAAATATCGCGTTGTCTTCTGAACAGTGATGAGGACTTGTTTGCTGAGTTCTCCGTTGAAGGGCTTCTTCGCGCCGATAGCGCTGGTCGTGCTGCTTACTATACCAGCGCACTGCAGAATGGCTGGATGTCTCGCAATGACGTTCGCCGTCTTGAGAACATGCCGCCGATTGAAGGGGGCGATATTTACACCGTTCAGCTCAACCTGACGCAACTGAAAAATCTTGAAAGCAGCAACCCTGCCGTTCAGGCGCTGGCTTTGCGAGAGCTGCATAACCACGTATTCCCCGACATTTCCTTTGAACAATCTCCGCTGAAACAGGCCGCTTAGGAGCACTTTCCTGATGAGCAAAAAACAACTTCCGGTAGCGCCGGCGGGTCGCCCCTGCGCGTGCGTTACCTGTGAAACATTACCGTCCGCACTGGACCGCTGGGACGGTGGGATCAAGGCGGCGACCACTGACGATAACACTATTTCTGTTTTTGATGTTATAGGGCAGGACTATTGGGGTGAAGGGATAACAGCTAAACGTATTGCTGGTGCGCTTCGGACGATGAACGGCGCCGACGTTACGGTGAATATCAACTCGCCGGGCGGCGACATGTTCGAAGGTCTGGCTATTTATAACCTTCTCCGCGAATACGAAGGCCATGTAACGGTGAAGGTGCTGGGCATTGCCGCCAGTGCCGCCTCAATAATTGCGATGGCCGGGGATGATATTCAGATTGGCCGCGGTGCCTTTCTGATGATCCATAACTGCTGGTTGTACGCGATGGGAAACCGCCATGACTTCGCTGAGCTGGCGCAGTCACTGGAGCCATTCGATACCGCAATGGCTGATATTTACGCGGCGCGATCTGACCTTGATATTGCCGCCGTTCAGAAACTAATGGACGCCGAAAGTTATATCGGTGGCAGCGATGCTGTGGCGAAGGGACTGGCAGACAGCCTGCTTTCTGCTGATGCGGTCAGCGACGGCGACGAATCACCTGCAGCTGCGCTTCGCAAACTTGATGCACTGCTGGCGAAAACAAATACCCCCCGGTCCGAGCGCCGGAAATTAATCAAAGCATTAACAGGTAACACGCCGGGCGCTGTTACCGATCCCGATGGTAAGCCGGGCGCTGCCGAAGATATCAAACCTGAAACCCTCAATTCACTTGAAAGCGCTCTTGCGGCGTTAGTCAAATAAGGACCATTTATGTCTGATGTAAACGAGATTCTGAAAAAAGTCACCGCTTCCATTGAAGAAGCAACCGGCAAATTTAACGCCAAAGCGGAAGAAGCGCTGACTGAAGCGAAAAAGAACGGCAAATTGTCGGCGGAAACCAAAGAAACCGTGGACAAAATGGCGACTGAGTTTAATGCGCTGAAAGAAGCCGAAAAGACTCTGAAGGCTGCGCTGGGCGAACTGGAGCAGCATGTTGCACAGATGCCGCTGGCAAACGCAAAACAGGTTATTGAAACTGTCGGCCAGCAGGTTATCTCTGCTGAAGCCATTAAAGTTCTGTCGTCCAGCATCGAAGGGAACAAGCGTATTTCTGTTCCTGTAAAAGCTGCGCTGATTTCCAGTGACGTTCCTGAGGGGGTTGTTGAACCACAACGATTGCCGGGTATTGATGTAGCGCCAAAGCAGCGGTTATTTATTCGCGATCTTATCGCGCCAGGCCGTACGGGTTCACCGGCCATTTTCTGGGTGCAGCAGACCGGCTTTACCAATGCTGCGGCAGTGGTACCGGAGAACACAACCAAGCCGTACAGCAATATTGAGTTCACGCCGAAAATCACTCCAGTGACAACCATCGCGCACATGTTCAAGGCATCCAAGCAGATTCTGGACGACTTCGCACAGTTGCAGTCCATGATTGATGCGGAAATGCGTTACGGCCTTAAGTACGTCGAAGAACAGGAGATTCTGTTTGGTGATGGCACTGGCGCTCACCTCCATGGCATCGTGCCGCAGGCCACGGCTTACAGCGCGGCATTTGCCGTTGAACAGCAGAACGGTATTGACGATCTGCGCCTGGCAATGCTTCAGGCTCAACTTGCCCGATTCCCTGCATCTGGTCACGTCCTGCACTTCATGGACTGGGCGAAAATCGAACTGACTAAAGACACCCTGGGGCGCTATATCCTGGCGAACCCGGCTGCGTTGACGGGGCCGACTCTGTGGGGGCTTCCGGTTGTCGCCACTGAAGCAGCAGCTTTCCAGGGCAAGTTCCTGACAGGTGCATTTAATGCTGCGGCACAGCTTTTCGACCGCGAAGACGCAAACGTTGTGATCTCGACGGAGAACGGCGACGACTTTGAGAAAAACATGATCTCTATTCGCTGTGAAGAGCGTCTGGCGTTAGCAGTAAAACGCCCTGAAGCATTTATTTATGGCTCCTTTACTGTGCCGGCTTCCGGCGGCCAGTAATTTTTCTAGCGGCCTTCGGGCCGCTATTTTCGGAGTAACACGATGAAACTTATCGCGGTGAAACCAATTTATTTTGGTGGGGTAGTGGTGACGGAAGGCGAGTCACTGGAGACGCTGGAACAGCATGGCCGTGAGTTGGTTCAAAAAGGTTATGCACGGCTGGTAGATGTTGATAATCCTGCACAGTCGGAACAGTCGGAACAGTCGGAACAGTCGGAACAGTCGGAACAGTCGGAACAGTCGGAACAGTCGGAACAGTCGGAACAGTCGGAAACTGTGCCAGAGAAGAAGGCTAAAAAATAATGTTAGAACTTGAAGTGGTTAAAGAGCACTGTCGCATTGAGCCTGACTTTACCGAAGACGACTCACTATTGACCCTCTACATCGGAGCTGCTTCTCGTTACGTCGAAACATGGACTCGTCGCAAAATGTATGAGTCCGAAACCAGCGAGGGGTATGCAGATGATCCTGATTCAATTCTCCCTGGCGATGATGTGAAAGCAGCGATGCTTCTGCTTATCGGTCACTGGTATGAACACCGTGAAGCCGTTGTTGTCGGCCAAACAGCGATAGAGGCTCCATTTGCCGTAGAGTCTCTTTTACAACCATACCGAATATATGGACTGTAGGGGGGAAGTATGGCCTGTGAAGGGTGTCTCCGTCGGCGTGAATGGTTAAAAAAGTGGACGAAAATAGCCTATGAACGAGCAACTGGTAAACGCGCTGATAGCAGCGCTGAGAGAACAAACAGCAGCACAGAGAGAGCAGACGGAAGCGATAAACCGCCTGGCTGAATCTAACGTCGCCCTGTCCGATGTAATTATCCAGTCGCTTGCCGGCGATCTTGATGAGTCGCCAGAGCAGCCAACCTATCTGAGCGGGAAACCCAGGGGGTGATATGCAGGCCGGAAAATTGCGCCACAGGATCACCCTGCAGGAACCGGTAAAAGAACAAAACCCGACAACGGGAGCAGTGATTAATACCTGGCGCGATATCGCAACCCTTTGGGCCGAAGTCGCTCCTTTATCCGCACGTGAGTTTATCGCCGCTCAGGCCTCTCAGGGCGAAGTTACCACCCGGATAACGATTCGTTGCCGTGAGGGTGTTACCCGCAAACATCGGATCCTGTTTCGTAGCCGCATCTACAACATTGAGGGTGTTTTACCTGACCCACGGAGCGGCAGGGAATACCTGACACTGCCTTGTTCAGAGGGGGCTAACGATGGCTGATGGCGTAGAAGTAAACCTGACCGGCCTCGATTCCGTCCTGGGGAAGCTGGGTGCCGTCTCACAGGTCACTCGCGATAAATCCGGTCGTGCAGCGCTGCGTAAAGCGGCGAACGTCATCAGGGACAGAGCGCGCAATAATGCCGCTAGGGTTGATGACCCTCTCACCAAAGAGGCTATCTACAAAAACATTGTGGTCAGTTTCAGCAGCAAGGCATTTCGCAGAACCGGCGATCCAACGTTTCGTGTCGGGGTGATGGGCGGAGCCAGGCAATACGCCAATACAAAGGCCAACGTCCGAAAAGGCAGGGCGGGTAAAAGTTTTAACACTGCCGGAGATAAAGGTAATCCCGGCGGGGATACCTGGTACTGGCGATTCCTGGAGTTCGGCACAGAGCACGCAGCAGCAAAGCCTGTTTTGCGTCCGGCGATCAATGGTGTTGATACCGACGTAATAAATACTTTCGCAGCGGAGCTGGAAAAGTCCATTGATCGGGCTGTGCGACGGGCGGCTAAAAAAGGAACTCCGGTATGATTGCTCCAATATTTGCAGTTTGCGCAGCCAGCCAGGCAGTCAGGGATTTGTTAGGCTCTAATCCCGTGCGGCTTTATCCGTTCGGTATGCAGGACGATAATATCGTTTACCCCTATGCAGTCTGGCAAAACATAGGTGGCTCGCCTGAAAATTATCTGAACCAGCGGCCAGATGCGGATCACTATTCTCTGCAGGTTGATGTCTATGGCGATACTGACACCGACGTGATCGCTGCTGCCCGTGCTTTACGCGACGCAATTGAGGGCAAGGCCTATATCACCCGATGGGGTGAACAAAGCCGCGATCCTGAAACAATGCGATACCGCTATTCCTTCGATGTTGACTGGATAACGCCCAGATAACCAACAACCCCAAACTGACCCGCCTAGTGCGGGTTTTTCTTTTATGGAGACAAAACATGTCTGTATTAACGCAAGGCACGCAGTTTTTTGTGCTCAAGTCTGGCGTGGTCAGCGAGGTTGAATGCATCACCAGTTTCAACCCCGGCGGCAACCCTGCCGATCAGATTGAAGATACATGTCTGAGTGAGCGGGATTCCAGAACCTACAAAAAGGGGCTTAAAACGCCTGCGGCCGCTACCGTTGGGCTGAACGCCGATCCGACGAACGCCAGCCACATTATGTTGCATGGCCTCGCTGAAGCGAATGACCAGACGCCGTTAACTTTTGCGGTTGGCTGGTCAGATGGAACCAGTGTCCCGACAGCCGCCGCTTCTGGCGCTGAGGATGCTGTTGATGGCCTGGTACTGCCATCGGATCGCACCTGGTTCATTTTCCAGGGTTACGTTTCCGATTTCCCGTTTGATTTCCAGGGTAACGCTGTTGTGACGACCTCCGCCACGATCCAGCGGTCTGGCTCTTCCGTATGGGTGCCCAAGGCAGCAGCGTAATTAATATGCCCGGTTATCCGGGCTTTTCTATTCAGGAGCTGAAATGCAACTTACTCTCGATACGTTAAAAGAAACCGGTGCTTTTACCGGGCGTCCCGTGGAAAAAGAAATTAAGTGGAAAGGCCGTGACGGGAAAGAGCATATCGCAACCGTCTATGTGCGCCCGATGGGCTACCACACCACTAAAGCTGAACTGCTGGCGTACAACGGGAAATCGGACCCGATTGCTGAGCGCATTGCGGCGCATATTTGCGATCAGGACGGCGCCCCAGTGTTTACCGCGGCTGACATTCTTGGAACTGCTACCCCAGATCGTGGTGCGCTGGACGGTCCGATCGTTATGGCCCTCCTGGCTGCAATTCATGATGTAAACGAACTGGGAAAGACTACGAGCTAACCGGCGAGGATGAATTCTGGTGCGAACTGGTGATGAACGGCATCGGTGGCCGCACCATCGCAGAGGCTCAGGAGCGGATGAGTCGCAGGGAATTTCTGGTTTGGCTCAAGTACCGTGAGAAGTACGGACCGCTCAATATCATGATGCGTACCGAGTGGGGGGCGTCGCTGGTGGCTTCTGTTCTGGCTAACATCAATAAGGCAAAGAGCACGCCTCCGTTCAAGGTTAGTGACTTTGCACCGCACATCAACGAAGCGCCATTATCTCTGGAAGAAGCTATGAAAAATTGGCATTGATATGATTTATTTGGTTATATTCTCTATGGAATGATTATATTGATACCGAGAGAATTATGATAAAGAAATCAGCTGTTGTTTTTACTGTAATACTTTTAGGTGGCTGCGTTAGTGCGCCAGATAAGACGGAGTTAAGTCGGGCAGATTATGGTAAGTCACCTGAGAATTATCAGGAAATAATTAAAGGTAGTATGTCGGCGCGCCTTAAAGACCCTTATTCTGCACGATATGATTTCAATGAGCCTTTCAAGGGGTGGTGCAAGTCAGGGTTTACAACTTATTATGGATGGTTAGTTCCTTTTACTCTTAACGCTAAAAACAGTTATGGCGGTTATGTCGGTAATAAGTCATACCTTTATCTGGTGAATAAAAATAATGCCATTGACTATACGGCCTCCTTCCAGGTGGGAGGGTGCGGGAAAAGTTAGATTAGTGAATGAAAATAAACCTCGCTTCGGCGGGGTTTTTTATTGCCCGGAGAAAATTAAATGGCTGGCAAGTCCCTTGGTACTTTAACAATTGATCTAATAGCAAAGGTCGGCGGATTTGTTCAAGGAATGGATAAAGCTGAAAGGGCATCCCAAAAATGGCGTGACCAGGTAAAAAAAGACGCCAAGGAAATAAGTACCTCAATTATTGCTATTGGAGCAGCTGCGGCAACTGCCGCCGTCGGGATTGGCGCTGCTGGGCTGGCAATTGTAAAAAATACAGCGCAGCAAGTGACCGAGGCAGATCGCTGGGCTAAGTCATTAAAAATGTCCACCCAGGACTTGCTATCCTGGCAATACGCAGCTGAACAGGCAGGTTTAACCGGCGATAACATAGCCGATATTTTCAAAGACATTAATGATAAAGTCGGCGATGCGGTCCTGAACAAATCAGGTGAGGCTGCGCAGGCTTTGGACACGCTCGGGCTTTCAGCTCAGAAGCTGGCCCAGCAATCCCCTGATAAACAGTTGCTGGCTATTAGTTCGGCATTACAGAAAATACCCACTCAGGCTGGGAAAACCAATATCCTTGAAAGCTTAGGGAATGACCTGTCAAAAATGCTTCCGTTGTTTGACAACAACAACGAAAAGCTAAAACAGTTTCTTCAGTTATCAAAGGATTTTGGCGTAGCTCCGCCGCAGGAAGATATTGATAACTTAGTTAAAGTTAATCAATTTTTTCAGGATATAGAGACAAGCGCCCGTGGCTTAAAAATGGAAATTGCGTCTGGCCTGGCAAAAGTAGATTTATCACCTCTACAGGACGGGCTTGATAGTATCCATGATGTTTTCACTGACCCTGCTATCCTACAGGGCCTGTCCGACCTGGTAGGTGAAGCGATCAGTTTAGCCGGTGTTGTAGGTCGTATTGCTGGTGGGCTTGGAGCTATTGCCTCTTACACCCGCTCTAAGGTCGGTGCGGTATCAGGGAACTATGATTCAGCTGACGAAAAAGATATTGAGCAGCGCATCGAGTTCCTCAATAAAAGAGGGAATCAAAGTAAAGAACAAAAAGATGAGTTAGATTTTTTAAATAAACGCCTTCAGTTCCTTCGAGCCATCAAATCCAGTTTAAACCCAGAGGAAGTAGAGAAAGGAGCTAATGGGTTAACTTCGCTTCTCTCTGATATGGGAATACAACCGCCAAAAGGTGACGATTACAAACTGGGGAAAGGGGAATCAAATCAGAAGGTAACTACAAAAAGCAACCCAACTGAAAATGCTTTTAAAAGCCGCCTTCTTGATTTACAAAAACAAGCTGCTCTCATTGAAACTACTGGCAAAAAAACTGCAGAAGTTACAGAGCTTGAAAAAGTAAATTTTGATATAACAAGTGGTAACCTAAAGAAATTATCAGAAGCGCAAAAAAACCAACTTCGAGATGCGGCTAAGTTCCTAGACTCCAAGAAGGAAGAGTTACGCCTTAATCAGGAAAGCGCGAAAGTAGCTGAGTACGTATCAGGCCTTGAAAGACAGAATAAATTAATTAAGCAGGGATATGATAGTGAATTTATTGGGCGTTATTCTGGCGATCGAGAGCGTAGCCGGATGCAAGAGCGCAACAGTATTCAGCAGGAGTATGAGGGGAGTCGCGATGATTTATTAAAGCAATACCAATCCGGAGATATTTCTAAAAGTCTTTATGACGCTGAAACTGAAGCTTTGCAGGATGCACTGAATAAGAGGCTAGAAATTCAAAATGATTATTATAAACAACAGGATGAATTACAGAATGATTACAGTGCTGGGTTAATTTCTGGTTTTGCTACACAGGCTACTGCTGCGATGGATTTGTACTCCACAATGCAGCAGGTTGGGGCACAAACATTCAGCAGCATGACCGACATGATTATAGCTTGGGCAGAAACTGGAAAGTTGAACGCTCAAGATTTTGCAGCGACCTTTATACAGTCTGTAGGTGCGGCAATGCTGCAATATGCCGCTGCTCAGGTAGCAATGGCGGCACTTAATGCCTTCACGCAATGGATAGGTGTTCCTTACGTTGGCCCGGCGGTGGCTCCGGCTCAAGCAATTGCAGCAGCTGCAGCAGCTGGCGTGTTCATGACTGCTATCGGATCGGCGCTTCATGGACAGGCTCACGACGGTATCGACTCTGTGCCCGAAACAGGAACCTGGCTCCTGCAGAAAGGTGAGCGCGTTACGACTGCTAAAACCAGCGCAAAACTTGATGCCACTCTGGATCGAGTAGCAAACCAGTCCACAGGGGGGGCAACCTATGCGCCGAGTATGAGTTTCTATGTCAACGGCGATCCCTCTGATGCTCAAATTGCCATGATGAAGAAAGCTGCATCCGATGGCGCTCAGATGGGGTATCAAAAAGCGGTACAGTCTATTGCTACAGGGCAGGGTGATTTACATAAGGCTCTGATGGGGAAAACTACCTCGGGGAGGAAAATTAGCTGATGGCAATTTCAACTAATCTCAATTACCCGAAGGATTATCTCCCTTGCCCATTGAAGGAGAACTTTGGTCTTAAAGCGACTTCTCCGCTAAAAAGTACAGCGATGGTTACCGGCAGGCGGCGACAAAGGCGAGCTTATACTTCGGTTCCCACTCAAACGCCAGTTTCATGGATCTTTACTGATGGTCAGGCACAGCTTTTCGAAGCCTGGTACCGAGACATCATTACCGATGGGGCTGACTGGTTCAACATGCCGCTCCTTACCCCTTTAGGTGCGCAAGATTATGTCTGTAGGTTTGTCGATATATACGAGGGACCGACGCCAGAGGGCGGTAAATACTGGCGATATAGTGCAACGCTGGAGTTATGGGAGCGTCCAATCCTTCCGCCTGGCTGGGCCGAATTCCCTGACTTCATTGTGAACAGCGATATTCTTGACCTTGCAGTTAACAGGGAGTGGCCTGAAGCATGACAAGACTTAACAGGCTCTATGCCAGCAGTGGGCCGGAGGTGATCATTGAAACGCTGCAGATCACCGTTGGCTCAGATGTTCACTACCTGTGCCAGGGGTACGAGGATATTACGGCGACGACGGAGAGCGGCGATACCGTAACGTTTACCGCCTGCGCGATTGACATTGCGCTGCCGGCGCGCAACGCGGACGGTACGCAAGATTTGAAATTCGCCCTGTGCAATGTTGATGGTGTTGTGTCCACGACGATCCGCAATGCCCTGGCTAACAGGTTATCTGCATCGCTGACATACCGCAGTTTTATCTCCACGGATTTAGCCGCGCCTGCGGCGGTACCGTATACGCTGAAAATCAAGTCGGGTTACTGGACGGCAACAGAGGTTCAGATCACTGCGGGCTATATGAATGTCCTCGATATGGCCTGGCCGCGTTACCGCTACACGCTCCCTGTCTTCCCCGGACTACGTTATATCAGCTAAGGAATCCATCATGTTTAACCCTGATAAATACCTTTCAGTCACCTGGCTGAAGGGCGGGCGCTCATGGCCGGATCTCGACTGCTTTGGCATTGTGAACGAGATACGCCGCGATTTGGGCTTGCCTCTCTGGCCTGATTTTGCCGGGGTCACGAAAGACGACGGCGGCCTCGACCGGGAGGCGCGTCAAATGATGCTTACCCTGGAGCGCTGCGACCCCTGCGAAGGGGCTGGCGTGGCTTGCTATTCCGGCTCAGCCGTCACCCATGTGGGAATTGTCGTCAGTATTGATGGCCTGCTGCATGTGGCGGAATGCAATCCAGGCTCTAACGTAACGTTTCTTCCGTTAGCGCGGTTTAAGCGGCGATTTGTCAAAGTGGAGTTCTGGCAATGACCATTCGTTTTTACCCGTCCCGGCTTCCCGGTGAACCTCTCGAAACGCATGAGCATGGCGTAATCAGCCTTCGAAACTGGCTGGCGGTGAATGTTGAAGGTTACGAGGATCGGGATGTACCGCCGTTAACCATTGAGGTTGACGGTCTGTCCATTCCGCCAGGCGAGTGGGCTACTTGCGTGATCCACCCTGAAAGTGATGTCCGGCTTTATCCGGTACCCTTCGGGCTGGAGGCCGCCACCATCGCGTGGATAGGTGTCGGCATCTCCGTTGCTGCAGCAGCTTATTCGCTGTTTATGATGAGCAGTATCGATACGGGGGGCTATACCTCATCCACAGGGCGGAGTCTCGACCTGAACCCGGCAAAGGCAAATACTGCAAAACTCGGTGATGCCATTCGTGAGGTGTTTGGTCGGGTGCGTATCTACCCTGATTATGTGGTGCAGCCGGTTACCCGGTTTGATGCCGCCGATCCTACGAAAATGCGCGTCCAGATGCTGCTGTGTCTCGGTGTCGGTGATCTGATTTATACCAATGGCGATATCCGGGTTGGCAGTACGCCAGCTTCAACGCTGCCGGGGTTCAGCAGCACCCATTACCCGCCAGGCGCTGACGCTTCCGGCGATGAGCGCAGCGAGAACTGGTTCAACTCGACAGAGGTCGGTGGAACATCAAGCGGAACAGGGCTGGACATGGCCAAGACCTCACCTGATTCCGACGATATTATCGCTGACAGCATGACGGTTTCTGGTGCATCCGTAACCTTTACAGGCCTTGATACGGATGATGGTTACGATGACGACGAGGACGATAATTCTCTTCCGGACAGCTGGGTAACGGGGGCCATAGTTGAAATTAAGGCGCCGACAAATTATCTGATCTCCACCTCTTCTGGTTACAGTGTTTTTGCCAGCTCGTTGCTTACCGAACTTGCTCCCGTAGCGGGTATGCCGGTGACGCTGAGTTTCAACAGTGTCGATTATGACCTCGTCATTGCGTCCTATACCCCAAGTCAGGAGGCGGTGCCTGGCGAGGGTGGCAGTGCAGCAAAAATTCAGGCCAGTGCCGCTCCTGTTACCTATGATTTTTCGACCAGTTCCAGTACGTTCATGATCACATGGCAGGGTACCACCTATACGGTGTCGCTGGTAGCGAACTATATCTCGATGTCGGGACTGCTGGCGGCTATTACCGAGGGGCTCACTGGCTCCGGCCTGGTCGCACGGGACAACGGCGGTACCGTACTGATAACCGAGGCGGCCAGTCCGTTCGTTGGTGGGGCAATCACATCCTCCTCACTGCCTGCAGCCGTTTTCGGTGATGCCCCGGTTTACACCTCCGGCACGGCATCTACCGGCGGCAGCCCGGCGGTAACGGCAAACGTGACGCTTGCGTATAACAGCACTACGGGAACCGCATTCTCGGGCATGCCTGAAGGTGTGCAACGGCTTTCACTTGCTCACCGCGGGAATGAGTACCAGATCGTCTCTGCCGACGGCACAACGGCAACAGTGGCGCGCCTGGTTAATGGGTCCGTTGATGAGTCGTGGCCGGGATTCACCGCCAGGACGATGATCGACTATGAGGCCACTGGTCTTAACGACACGCAGAGCTGGCTGGGGCCGTTCCTGGTTTGCCCTGAAAATGAGACCGTCGATATGTTCGAGGTGAATTTCTCTTTCCCGAACGGCATTTGCGGCTTTGACAGTAAGGGGAAAAAGCGGCTCCGGCATGTTGAGTGGGAGATTCAGTATCGCGTCTACGGTTCCGGATCGGGGTGGGTGAGTCACCAGGGCGAGTACGCGCTGAAAAATATCAACGGGTTAGGTTTCACTGAGCGGATCACCCTCAGTTCTCCGGGGCTGGTGGAAGTTCGCTGTCGTCGGCGCAATGAGCAGGGCTCAAACAACGCGCGAGACAGTATGTACTGGCAGGCACTGCGCGGACGGCTGCTGACGCGCCCTTCATCCTATCCAGGTGTGTCGCTGATGGCGGTGACCGTTGAGACGGGCGGGAAGCTGGCGGCGCAGTCAGACCGCCGCGTAAACGTTGTGGCCACGCGGTCCTATGACTCAGGAACGGCCAGAACCATTTCGGGGGCGCTGCTGCATGTCGGGAGCTCGCTGGGGCTGGAGATGGACGTCGATACCATCAACGCACTAGAGTCCGCGTACTGGACGCCACGGGGCGAAAATTTCGATTTCGCCACCGGCGACAGTATCTCGGCGCTGGAAATGCTGCAGATGATAGCCAGTGCCGGGAAATCCCGCTTCCTGTTAAGCGATGGCCTTGCGACGGTAAACCGCGAGGGGATTAAGCCCTGGACGGGGATCATAACGCCGCATGAGATGGTGGAGGAGCTGCAGAGCGGATTTACCGTGCCGTCCGACGATGATTTTGATGGTGTCGACGTGACGTACATCAACGGCGTCACCTGGGCAGAGGAGACCGTTAAATGCCGGACACCCGACAATCCCACGCCGGTGAAAATCGAGAACTACAAACTTGATGGGGTACTCTCTCAGGATCACGCCTACCAAATCGGTATGCGCCGCCTGATGAAATACCTGCAGCAGCGGGTTACATACCAGACCACCACCGAGCTGGATGCGCTCTGCTACAACACGGGCGATCGGATTGTACTGACAGACGATATACCTGGGAACAACACGATTTCCTGTCTGGTGGAGGCGATGACAACGGCTGGTGGCGTGACAACCTTCACCGTTACGGAGCCGCTGGACTGGTCTTTCGAAAACCCCCGTGCGCTGATCCGCTATCAGGATGGCTCTGCATCCGGGTTAATGGTGGCCACGAGGGTAGGGGATTATCAGTTGTCCGTTCCCCACCTGAGTGATTTTGATGACCCATTGAAGATTGACCAGACTTCACCAGCCATTGAGCCAGTCCGCCTGGTGTTCTGCGGCTCAACGCGTCATGTCTATGACGCCATTGTTGAAGAGATTGCCCCACAATCAGACGGGACGTGTCAGGTTACCGCCAAAGAGTACCGCGCGTCCTTCTACGACTACGACAACGCCAGTTATCCCGGCGACATTGCATAAAACAGAAATAACTCTCAACAACCCGCTTAGGCGGGTTTTTTGTTATAGGGCGACTATGAGCACATATAAAACGAAAAATCCTTTAGGTTCCGCCGCCGTAAAGGACCTGTACGATAACGCTGAAAACGTGGATAAATTCGTTAACGACAGGACAAAAGAGGAGTTAGAGGACCGGTTAGGTGTGCTTCGCAAAACCTGGCACGGCATGGAGATGATCTACAGCCGCTTTATAGACTACATCACTGGTCGCGGCGAGCAGGCAGTTGCAGCTATCGGCTGGCAGGAGCTTGGCAACTGGGCTGTTGGTCTGGCTGTAGATAATCGCCAGCAGATCGTCTACTACAATGGCTCCTGGTACAAATACCTTGGTGAGCTTGAGCACGTCATTGCCGGGGATTCTCCTGAGAACGATGGCGGTCTATGGTCGGCTGCAAACCCCACAGGGAAATGGTCGAACATCGGTGACGCGGCTCTTCGATCAGATCTGGATTCAAGCGATGGCCAGAAACTGGTGGGAAAGTGTGCCTCATTGGATGTTCTTAGAACAATTGAACCGGACTATCACGGGCAAGAAATCATTCTTTTCCGCGCTGTTAATGACGGCCCGGTATTGAATGAAAGGTTGTATTACGATGCGACGGATACCACATCGGAAGAAAATGGATTTTCGGTATTTGTGACGCCGAACGGCGCAAGATGGAAAGCGGACGTATCCGAGGGGTATAACGTATTTCTGGCCGGTTTCTCTCCTTCAGAAAATAACCTCGCGCAGTGCATTCATAAAATAAACGCCTGGATAGTTGCTAAGGCTATCGTTGCCAGCCGGATTAATGACAGGAAGGCGACCATTCTTATCCCCGGCCTGATTGATTCTGGTGGCGCTACCGTTTACACGATGACGGAAGATGTGCATTTCTGCGCTGCCCTTGTCGAGCTGGTTCCACTTACGCTTCAGTTCTGGGATTTTTCGAGTTCCTTTGATGTGCCGATACTGTGCAGCAATGAATTTGAGGGATTACGCGGTGGGATGGGTAACAGCTACAACGGTGGAGCGGCTGACCAGGGTGGCTTCGCTATCAACCCGCGCAGCTTCCTCTATATCAAAGGCGGCGGCGAGGATTATACGCCTCATGGCGTTATCCTGGGGAACCGTACTCGCCGCCCTGATGGGACTGCATACCTTAACGTCAGGGATACCGTTATACGTAATGTCCGGGTGTTCAACTGCGGAGATGGGCTGACATTCGGCAATTACGATACCTACATGGTTGGTTTCGAAAACTGTAATGCCTATGCGAATACTCGCAGCCTGTCTCAGCCAACTGCAACAGCTCTGAATGCCGGTGAGCGGTGGTGGCTGAATAACTGCGTCCTGTCCAACAGCACCGAAGATAATATTTATATTAACAGCAACGGACCGGCGATTTATTTTGATAACGTCAGTAATGACTATGCTCGCCGTGACGCTATCCGTTTTGGCCCTAATGCATCCGGTTCTTTCCTGTTTACCAACAGCCATTTCGAAGGCTATGACGAGAAACTTATTAACCAGCCGGTCAAAGAAGGCTCCGGCGGCCAGTGTCGTTTTTTGATGATTGGTGGTCTTACTGATTCCCGGCGCACTGGTGCTGCGAATAATTATCGCGGAATAAGGGATGTCATTTACGGGGCGACATATCGCGGCGTTATTGCTGAGTTTCGTGATGTGGATATGGGCGCAGGCCCCGCCGGTTACATGTGTAACAGCAAGTATGGGTCGTGGACGGGGGCCGAGAATCCTGCTGTTGTTATTATTCAGCACAAAAACAGCGACACCTATAAATGGTTGCCGGGTTACGGTTATGGCGTGGGTAAGTACGCCCTGAATTCGGTGTACAAATTCACCGGAACGTCGGGGGTATCTCTGCCGACGACGAAAGCCACCGCCAGTGCTGCCAGCGCTTACCACTGGACTTTCACTCAGGGAGGAGCAACAGCGGTATTTGGTGACGCAGATACGGACGGATTAATCCCGGTCAAAATCAGAATGACCTCGACTACGGACGTCCTCTATCTATATCAGGCGACCGAAATTCAGTTCCCGAGAAACACCAACTATCTGTCAGCGATGTGTGCGATTAAGTGCAAAAACGCGGTGGGTGAGGTGAAGGTGCAGGCTGCTCTCCGTCCACTGAGTAATCCTACAATAGCTGTTAGCGGGTCTGTTGTAACGCAAACTGAAACCGTTCGCGGCTCAGTGCTCGGCGATGAGATTGATGTACTGAATACGATACTGACCAAAAGTTATATCTCACTGACTAAAGATGATTTTGTCTCAACGCCACCACTCAAGGTGCCGAACTATTTTCTGGGCTCCGTGACATCTAACGCCGGATTTAAAATCTACGGGTTTACCGGGGAAATTGAGCTGGAGCTGCCGGTGTACTGGTTCGATAACCTGCACCCCAATACATGAGGAAATAAAATATGTATTACGTTTATCTGGTCAGAGAGGGGCTTTATGAAGTCACAGCAACAAAGCGTGACGGTGAAGAATACGTGTCATTCAGCACCGATAACACCGCTCATATTGTCGAAATCGCCGACTGGTATATCACGCAGAAAAAAGACCAGGAAACCCCGGCGACAAACGATAGTGCAGACGATGATGATTTCATCGACCCGACACTGAAGCATTACACGGTTGTTGTTTTGTAGGGACTCTTGCCATGGATGGCGGTAATTCTCCGGAAGAATTCGAATAACCTGGGTCTGATGTGGACCTTGAGGAGGTTAGCGGTGATTAGTTTTAGCTGGCGCGGAATGAGCTTTGCCTTGAGCTATGCATTGCTTATATGTGGTGCGGCGTTGCAGTACCAGTTAGGTATCACTGCCTGGTACATATATCCCGTCATTGCGTTATTTATGGGGTTAAGGGTTAAAAGCGCTGGCTAAAAATGAGGCGTCATGTTTATAGGGAATATATTTTGCATTGTGCAAATTATCATTTTTGCCAATGCGTAAAATTGTGCTTTTTTATGCAGAAAAAAACGCCGCGCTACATGTTGTGTCGGTGGAGTTGATCGATAGACGATACCTGTATTGATCTGGCGAGGCAATGAAGATGCTGTATATAAAAACAGTATTAATTAGGCGCAGATCATGCTTCGACAGTCAGACATCGCTGCGGCTTTCCGCGAGTCCATTTTGCGCAGTTCCAAGGGGTTCCAGTACCTTCACACTCGCGACTTCGTTACCGCGCTGCGCCGGCGTGGCATTCACTTTACCGAGGTGGAGGCGAACTCCTGGATCGCACGCGAGCAGCCTTATTTCATTGATAAAACGGCAGAGCATAGCGAAAACAGGCTGTGGATGATGGCAGAGATGGAACGAGAGCTGATTGTCGAGCGAACCAGAGCGGGTTTAGCCGCAGAATGCTGGAGAACGGCGCTACCCGGCAGCAGGTAGCCGATGTGATAGGTGTAGACGTGAAAACAATCTACAAGTACCTCCCGGCGACTTGAAGACAAAGATTTCACTACTTTTCCTGATATGTTACGTTTGGCTTAATCAATTCATTCAGCTTTGAAAACAGTTTGGTTTGTTCGTGAACGGTAAGAAAACAATAAGTTTTGAGCAATTTTTAACTATTAACAGCAATCTTGTTTCCATCTCAGATACATGGGCTGACTTGTGGGCGTTAATTTTTCACACGGGTTTAAGCGCTGGAAGGCTGCTGAGTATTCGATATGATGATATTGATGGTGACTTGATACTGATACGAAAACAGGGTCACCTGAAGGAGCTACGTGTTAAATCAATCCCTCCAGTGGAGGCGATGATTGCTTGTAGAAGAGAACGCTATCCAGAAGATGTTTTTTTATTTCAGAGCCATTCTAACCGTGTGAAGTACCAACGCCGGCCGGTCACTATAATTGCTTTCAACGCCGCTTTACGTCGCGCCGCTAGATCATTACCAGACGTTAACGTAAGCAGTAGTAGCGCGAGAAACATACCGGACTAACCGCCTGTCCAGTCGCGTGTGGCCGATGTGGCAGGCGTGGGGGTGAAGACTATTTACAAATATTTGCCAGTACAATACGGCGATAAAAAATCCCCTTGAGCAGGCACACTCAAGGGGAAAATACTACATAACATCATTGCTGTGTGCGTCTTTGCGCTCGTCTATCTTCCAAGAAGATGCCTAAAGCTTCCAGATATTTCTGGTCTGAGCTGTTACATCATGGAGTAGGTGCCGATGTGATAGGTTAAGAGCGAAGATGATCTGTAAGTACCTTCCGACGTCGAGGAGCAAGGACCATGAATTTGGGTCTATACCTTCCCAATTCATATATTCTTTGTAAGCCTATGAAATATCGAGCAAAGCAATCTGATCGAAATGAACCATATGGAATAGCCAAAAGCTAAAATGCCCAGCGTAAAAACAACAATCAGCAAGTCCGTCTGTGACATCTTATATCCATTTTGCAGTAGCAGGTTTTGAGAAAAGATAGTTCATAGTTGGCACATAGACAACATAATCACTAAGTGAAACCAATATCAGAGGCTAAAAGGTGTCTGGTTTCCTCCTCAGTGTTCCTGATTGATAGCTGGAACCTGTATTGATCAGATCTCTTAATGAAAATACTGTATATAAAAACAGTATTTTCGGGAGGTGAAGTTATGCCGCGAAACTCAGATATCGAAATAGCCTGGCGTCAGGCAATTGTCATTGAGCCTAATGGCCGTCGCACCGTGACAACGTCCGGTTTTATCCAGGAACTCGCAAAAGTTAACTGGATATGGTCACCGCGCCAGGCTAACCAGTGGATAGAGCACTATGTAACGACATTCCGGGATGTCTCAACGCAGGAAGGCGATGAGCGCACGTTCCAGTTATACAACCCGAACGGAGGGCTATAACGTGGGTTTTCCATCGCCAGCAGCTGACTATGTTGAACGGCGTCTGACCGTTGATTCACTCTGCGGTACCGGCCCCAATACTCGGATAGTACAAACAGAAACCGGCTATGCCGTAGTGGATTGCCCAGTAAAACCAAAGCAAGGAGATACCGTTTTAATTCAATACGGCGGCGGCACTGATTTTGCAAAAATTATGGGCCGGGCATTTATTACACGAGACGGTGAAGCGCTGGAAGGTGAGTCCCTGGATGATGTTACAGTTGTCGGGGTAGTGACATTCGTTATCAATCGGACAGGGAAGGATGATGATGATTGTCCAGTGTTGTGA